TATACTCACGAAACTGTTGCATTAGCATTCAGTTTGACTGAGGAAGCTGTCGAAGACAACTTGTACGATACTTTATCAGCTCGTTACACAAAATCATTGGCACGTTCAATGGCATACACAAAGCAAGTTAAAGCAGCGAACATTTTAAACAATGCTTTCTCAACTGCTGGTGGTGATGGTGTTTCTTTAGTAAACTCTTCACACCCAACTGCTTTAGGGGGAACTTTTTCAAACATAAGTTCAACTAATGCTGACTTGAACGAAACCTCATTAGAGCAAGCAATGATTGATATTGCAGGCTTTATCGACGAAAGAGGCTTAAAAGTTGCAATGCAGGGAAGAAAATTAATCATCCCAGTAAACACGCAATTTGTAGCGGATAGAGTTTTAAACTCTACTCTTAGAGTTGGTACGTCTGACAATGACATCAACGCAATGAGAAACATGGGTATGTTACCTGATGGATACGTGGTTAACCACTACCTATCAGATACTGATGCATTCTTTATTAAAACAGATGCTCCTAATGGATTTAAACACTTCGTAAGAGCTGCCCTTGCTACTGGCATGGAAGGTGATTTCGATACAGGAAACATGAGATACAAAGCAAGAGAGAGATACAGCTTTGGTTTCTCAGATCCTAGATGTGTATACGGATCTCAAGGTTCATAAAAATTACTGGATCCTCCCAGGAAAGAAGGCGCTTGTAAGAGCGCCTTTTTTATTTTATACTATTTGTAAGTATCCTAGATTAACAAAGTCGTGCACACTGGCTAGGCAGACGTGTATAGAGACTGCATGACAAGGGCTATACAACCAAGGAGATAAACATGGCAAACCCTCATTTTCAGAACATGATCTTATGGGCTGGTAACACTGATGCTACCGAGTACAAAAAAGATCAACCAATGTTCCAACCTTATCCATCAGATCAAACTTACTATGGATATTTTAACGACTTTATGACGTACAATTCTGGTGATTGGACGATCACAACAACTGAAGCAGGCTCAGGCGATGCAAGTGAAGCACTTACATCTGGAGCAGGCGGTCAATTATTAATTACAAATGATAATGCTGATAATGATTTAGATTTTTTACAATTAAAAGGTGAATCTTTTAAATTAGCTTCAAATAAATCTGCATACTTTTCAGCAAGATTTAAAGTTAATGATGTTACCCAATCTGATTTCGTAATGGGATTACATATCACTGATACAACACCATTAGATGTAACGGATGGTATTTTCTTCATTAGTTCAGATGGCGACGCAGGATTAGATTTTCAAGTTGAAAAAAATAACACTGCAACAACAACTGAAGACGTTGCTACAATGGCAGATGATACATTTATTACTGTATCATGGTTTATTGATGCAAATAGAGATGCTGTTTATTATTCAATTAATAATGCTGCTCCTCTAAAATCTGCGGCAACTAACCTACCTGATGACGAAGAATTAACAATTTCTTTCGGTATTCAAAATGGTGAAGCTTCTGCTCAAACAATGACAGTTGATTACGTAACTTGCATGATTGAAAGATAGGAGTAAATTATGGCTGATACAGTTACAGGACCAACAATCATGCAACAGAACGACAACAGAGTTACTATAAAACTTGTTGTTCAATCTGATGGTAATGGAGGTACTACTGTTTTCGGTGATGTGTCAGCATTAGCTGCAAACACTTTAGGTCAAGCTGTTGCAAGAATTTCAATACAACAATTGTGGTGGAGTTGTGCAAACGGAGACGGCGGCGATTCATTTGCTCGCCTTGATTATGAAGATAGTGATGGAGATATACCTATAGTTACACTTGTTGATTCAGGATATTGGGACTTTAGAGAGTTTGGTGGAATACCAGCAAACAAAAGTTCTAACTCAAATCAAAATGATGTAAATTTGGTAATTCCTTCTGCAGTAGATGATGGCAATACATACACTGTTATCGCAGAGTTCCAAAAAATCTACTAATGGCTGATAAACAACCACGTAGAAATAAAAAGAATTTCCGCCCCACTAAGTCTGGGGCGGGAATGACTCGCGCTGGTGTTAAAAAATACAGAGCGATGAACCCTGGTTCTAAATTAAAAACAGCAGTTACAGGTAAAGTTAAAAAAGGATCTAAAGCTGCTAAAAGAAGAAAATCATACTGTGCAAGAAGTGCAGGTCAGATGAAGAAGTTTCCGAAGGCTGCTGCTAATCCTAATTCAAGATTACGACAAGCAAGAAAACGTTGGAAATGTTAAGTGAGAATTGTTTTTATCATATTATGTTTTGTTTTAGTTTTTAGCGCAATTACTAGCGCCAATGGAGCAGATACAAATACGGTGAGTTCAACGGTTGTGACGGATAAAAGTGTACCTACCGCAAATGCTCCAAGTGTTGTTGTAAATAATTCTGATGTTTGTAAAGTAGCAACGTCAGGTGCAATACAAACAAACATACTAGGTATCGCTACAGGCGTAGTAGTGGACGACGAGCTGTGTCAATTGCTCAAGCTAAGTCGCCAACTTTATGCGAGTGGCCTAAAAGTTGCAGCGATTTCACTTCTCGCTCAAGACCCACGAGTGTTCGATAGTTTAGTTATGGCAGGTACACCACCTCCATATATGGGCTCTATAGGAAATGAAGCTCTTGAGAAATGGAAATCAAATCCAAATATGATACCAGAAGGTAGTACGGTATTTAATGACGATGTTTTAAAAATTGATGTAAATGAGGATGTAAGCGATGGCGAATTTCAAAAGTTTTTACTTATGGCTATGGCTATGTGGATTGGTTTCCCTATCCTTTTCTAGTAAAGCTGTAGATTGTTCAACAGATACAGTTGGACTATGTACCCCTACTATCGAAGAGATAATAGATGAAACAATTACAGAAACAATAGAATATGAAGCAGATGGATATACTGTAACAACCACAACTGAAACGACAACAACAACAAATACGGTCACTAACGAAGACTCAGGTAATATTTTAGACGGCGATGCTGGATATGTATCTTCAAATAAAGAAGGTGATATGGACATTGATTGGGGTGGACAAGGACCTGCAAATATGCCGTCTGGTAGTGGCTGTTATAACTTAGGTACAGATAAGTGTGCACAAATTACAGGGAGTGGTAATAGCACGTCGACCATGGGCGTGGAGGGGATGGGAACGACCTTTGTCAATACAGTCGATATATCTTCTCTCGATATAGAAAACGGAGGAAGAACTAATTACACAATCAAAGTAGATAAACAAGATGCGCAAGATCGTATCTACATGCATATTACAGGGAAGAATGGAACTACCAATGTGTTTAGTGGAACTGATATATTATCAGAGTCAGGAGTAGCAAGTGGTTATCAAACATATGAAAATGGTTTTGATTTTTCAGGATCAATAACAACTTTAATTATCGAGGTAGGCGGAAGAGATGTCAATATGGCAATCGGACCGCTATTTGATGATATTACCATAAACGTGCTTTACAATGTAATATCTACAATTGTGCAAGAATCTATCACAAGTGTAGAAATGTGGGTTGCTTATGGAGGGAGCACAGAAACAGAAGTTATAGACATTGTAGAAAATATTATTGATCATAATGATTTTGTAGAACAGCCAAATGGAGAAATAGAAATAGAACCTATACAGGAGCCAGACTCAGATGTTTCTTATGAAATGGTAGAAATAGAAATGGAGATGGAGATGCCTGTTATGGAAATAGAAATACCAGAAATGGAGATGGAGATGCCAGAAATAGAAATGGCAAATGTAGAAACAGAAATAGAAATGGAGATGGAAATGGAAATGCCAGAACCTGAAGTTGAAGTAGAAACACAACCCGAGCCAGAGCCAGAGCCAGAAGTAAATGAACCTGAGCCAGAGCCAGAGCCAGAA